CTCAGCTTTATTTGCTTTAACAATTGATTCAGAATCAGGTGACTCTCCAACAACATTGAGTCCAAGACACGTTGCAAAAGCACAGGCTTTACTTGGTGATCAGGGATCAAAACTTACAGCCGTTGCAATGCACTCTAAGGTTTTTTATGACCTAGTTGAGAGAAATGCGATTGATCGTATTTATGACAACACTGGCGCACCTGACACAGGAGCAACAGCTGGTAGCACAACAAGAGCATTTGATGGCCCAACTGCTGTTAATACCTTTATGGGTCTTAACGTAATTGTTTCTGATGATGTTCCAACAACAGGATCTGGTTCTTCTACTGAATATTCAACATTCTTCTTTACACAAGGAGCAGTTGTAACAGGTGAGCAAGCACCAATCAGAACACAAACAGATAGAGACATCCTTGCTTTAGAAGAAGCAATGGCTGTTGACCTTCATTACATCTACCATCCAGTAGGTTTGAAGTATGCAGTATCTACTGTTAACCCAACTCGTAGCGTATTAGAGACAGTTGCCTCTTGGTCGAAAGTTTACGAGACAAAGAACATCGGAATTGTCCGTGCTACTAACGTAAGTAATCAGGATTAATTATGGCTTCATTATTTGACGTAACTGCTGGTCTTTTAGTTGGGCCAACAGGTGGTGGCACTGTTACTCAGGCTACTAACAAATCAACAGGTGTAACTCTTAACACTGAGAGTGGACAGATAACAATGAACAACGCTGCACTAGCTGATGCTGCTGAAGTATCTTTCACAGTTACTAACAGCAAAGTTGCTGCAACAGATGTTGTCGTTGCTTGTCATGGTTCTGCTGGAACTGCTGGTGCTTACATCGTAAGTGCTAATGCAATTGCTGCTGGTTCTTTTGCGATCACAGTTTCTAACGTATCAGGTGGATCTTTAAGTGAAGCTATCGTTATAAACTATGTTGCTCTAAAAGGAGCATCTAGCTAATGGCAATGTACGCTTTTAGGCGTATGAGAGCGAGGAATGAGGCTGCTCAAAAGGCAGCTTCATTAACTCCCACTCTTGAAAAGCCAAAACCAAAACCAAAGCCCAAGAAGGTAAAACTAAATGGCGATAACTCTTGATGCAACTGTTGGTGGTGCTAACGCAAACACCTATATAACTCTTGCTGATGCAAATTCATTTATTGAGGGTTTAGTTCTCAGTGATGACGCTGCTGCATGGGATGGGTCAAGCAACGATAATAAAAATCGTGCCTTGTTCACGGCTGCACAAAGAATTGATCGTGAAAAGTTTTTAGGGGCTAGGGTAGATGATACCCAGGCACTTGAATGGCCAAGATCAGGAGTAAGAAAACCTGATACTTACACAAATTTGTATGGGCTAAGTTTTCCAAATAGATTAGTTGCTGATTATTACACCGATACTGAAATACCAGATCGTGTAAAAAATGCACAAGTTATTTTGGCTGTATATCTCAACAACAATAGGAACGGGCTGGAGTTGAGTGGTCTGGAAGATTTTGCAACAGTTAGTATCGGTAATATAAATGCAACCCCTAGATTTTATGGGGCAGTTGGTATTGATCGAATCCCACCTATAGTTGATCATTATCTAATGGGTATTAGAATAGGTGGAAGAGCAAACTTACAAATTAAGAGGTCATGAAAATGGGCTACGGTTACGAATACCCAGCAGCAATCATTATTACAGATACAAACGCCCATACTGGCAGGTTTGGCAAGGTGCATTGCCTGACAGATGCTGAAGCTACTTTTGTTGCTGAAAACATTACAGAGAATGGATCTGCAACTATCAACGGTATAACTATGAAGGCATCATCTGAAGTTTGTGGTGTGATCACAAGTATTACTCTTGCAAGTGGCCAGGTTATTGCTTATTCATTATGAGTCTTGCCAACGCACTAAAAAAGGCAGCATCAAAGACTTTGAGCAAACTTGGAGGTGATGTGACTATCAGACAGGTAACGGCTGGCAGTTATAACACAACCACAGGAGCTATTACAGAATCCACATCTGATACCACCGTTAAAGGTGCGTTAACAAATGTAAACCGATCAGAGGTAAATGATCTGATTGAATCACAGGATAAAAGGTTAACAATATCAGCAGGGGATTTGACCTTTGTCCCAACTACAAAAGACAGGGTTGTTATAAGCAGTGTTGAATTTAAAATTATTCAAGTTGTGACGAATGAGCAGAATAATACAGCAATAAGTTTTGATCTTATCTTGAGGTAAAGATGACAAGAAAAATAAGGCTAGATCAAATTGATGATGTTATGAGGGAAGCGGTAGAGGATTTAGTAAAAGCCACCACTTTGGAGTGGACTAAAAGAGTGAAAATAGCTACACCAGTTAGAGTTGTTTATGAAGGCGAACCAAAAGGAGGTGGCCAGCTTAGAGCAGCATGGCAGACAGATATAAAGCCATTACAGGGAACAGTTACAAATAACTTGCCTTATGCAGAGCCTGTATGCTTTGGTGTTAATTTACCTCCATCATGGGGTGATACTTACAGAACAAGACAAAAAACAGTCCCTGGTTTCCCAGAGCTTATTGGAAAAGAGCTTGAACAATATGCAAGAAGAGAGTATGAAAGAATTAAAAGAGGTATTTAATGGCCGCAACTGATTTAAACACTGTCAGATCCACAATAGAGGCTAGGTTAGCCACAGAGCTTGCCTCAAGCCCTGCTATACCTGTTGTATTTAATAACATGGCCTTTGATTCAACAACAGAAGATACTTTTGTTCAATGTGTTACTAGCTTTGGTGCTAATGAATATTTAACTCAAGGTAATTCAAGCACTGCTACAAATAATGTTGTCGGTTTGGTTATACTAAATATCTTCACAGAAGAGGGCATTGGGGCAGGGTCAAACTATACCATTTGCAAGAGGCTTAGAGACTTATACAATAGGATCACTGTTTCTAATGTAATTTTTGATCCACCTATAGGCCCTGAGATATTTACATCAAGTCCAGAAGGTAAGTTTCAAACTCAAATTAGAATCACTTTTAACATTTATGAGGATCTTTAAATGGAAATAACAGAGGCAATGCTTGATGCAATCGAGGCTGTAAAAGGTAGGCGTGACCCTGCTTATTGGGATGGTCGTTGCAGACGATATATGGAAAAGCAAGAAAATTTAAAAAAAGATGTAAAAAAACCTAAAAAAGGTTAATATAAAATAAATACTTTCTTTTGTTATGGCTATTAAGGGTGATGTTGGGAAAATCATGTTTGAAAACGCTGGCGGAACTGAAGCTGACGTTAACCAAACAAGATCGTGGTCTTTATCTATTAGTAAAGACGTTATAGAGACAACAAAACAAGGCGATACTTTTAAAACAAATATTGGTGGTTTAATTGCTGGCGAAGGTTCAGCAGAACTTTTATATGCTCCTAGTGAAACTGGAGCAGGTTATACAACATTTATTGATGATGTATTAACCACAGGTGATAATGCTGATGCATTATTTGAATTATTCCCTGATTCTGGCGAATCAGCAAAGAAAATCAGTTTTGCAGGAATTATTACCAACGCTGAATATGGAGCAACACTTGGAGAAGTTCAGATAATTAATATCAGTTTTATTACAAGCGGTACCATAACTTCAGCTATATAGTACATTTTAAATAACTAACCCCATTTAATTCATGCCAAACAAAAGAACTATTGATCTGTTGACTGAATCTTACAAAGATCAGATGACAGCTAGACGTAAATATGAATTTAAAAACTCTAAAGGTGAAAAGGTTGTTGATTTATACTTTAAACCATTAACTAGATATGATAGGCAACGTGCTCAGGGTGTAGCAGGGACTGATGAGGCTCTTACAGTATCAACTCAATTACTTTGCCAAATGGCAGAATTAGAAGATGGTACAAAAGCTTTTGCTCTTGCAGATGCACCAAACTTACAAAGAGAATTACCAGAGAATATTTTAAATGAAATAGAGTTATTTTTGTTTGATATAAAACTTGATGTAGATACAGCAAAAAACGACTAAGGCGAGATAGTTGGCTTAATTTTGAGTTTTTTCTCGCAACAGAACTTGGTAAGACATTAATTGAATTAAGAAAGGCTGTAACAGAAGAGGAGCTTATTTATTGGGCTGCATATTATGAAAACAAGTATGAAGAAGAAAAAAGAGCAGCACAACGACAAAAGGCCAAATCAAGGTAATATATAATAAAGGCTTTTTTTATTTGTGGCACAGGCTAATGTAAAACTTACGGTTGATGCTAGTGGTGCAACTAGAGCTTTAAACGGTGTTCAGAGTCAAACTAACAAATTACAATCTGCTTTTGGTGGCCTTAGAACTGCTCTAGGTGGTATAGGTCTTACATTGTTAGCAAAGAACGCAATACAAACATCAACTAATTTTGAAAAATTAAATGTAAGACTTGGGCTTTTAACAAAAGCGTCTGGAACTTTTGCCAGATCACAAGAAATAGCTGCTAATGCACAGAAAGCTTTTGGATTAAGTGCAACTGAGGCTCTTGAAGGAATAACAGATATTACAGCTAGATTACAGCCTCTTGGTGTAGGAGTGGAAGATATAAAATCAACATTTTTTGGATTTAATAC